GTCAACCGCCAGCTATCTGGGGAGCGCGGCTGACTGGCCGCCGCCTCGTAGCGCGCGTCATGCCCAAACCCAAAGTGGCCTACTTTTGCGCCGCCCAATGGCCGACTTTTACTCCGCCGTTGACAGTTTGGCACCCGAGGCGGGCAGCAGGCGCGCTTCCTCAATGATCTCAAGCCGGTTGGCGAAGGCGTTCACCCCAGCGACCGCCGCGGGGGTGGTCTGGGTGATGTTCTTGCGCGCTTCGACCGCGCGCGTGCCGGGCGGGACGATGATGTAGCGCGGCTGGATCGAGATCAGGCGGCCTTCCAGACCCTTCTGCTTGGCGTAGAGTTCGTAGGCCTCGGTCAACGAGGTTTCCGAGATAATGCCCGCGGTGCCGACGTTGCCATGGGTCGCAAGGTTGAAAAGTGCGACGGCATCGTTCATCACCGGGTTGCCGGTCAGGATCGAATAGACCAGATCAGATTCCAGATCGGCCGCCGAGGCACCGAAAGCCGCGGGGATACGTGCAAAGGCGTTCAGGTCGTCGTTGATGATCGTCTGGCGGGTGATGCCGATGATCCGGCCGTAGGTTGCCAGCGAATAGACTTCTTTGCCTTCGCCAATCGTGCCGTAGGTGAATTCACCGGATTCCGGCACCTTCACCAGATCGGGCGCGCCGCCCAACTGGGTGCGCTGGACCTGTTTGAAATCAGGGATCGACACCTGCCGCGCCCAGGACGTGAAAGTGCGCGGGGTGGATTCGTAGCCTTGCCGCAGAGTTTTGTTGGCGATGTTGGCCAGGATCGACGGGAAGTCCGAGGTCGAATGGAAGCCGGTATCGGCCCGCAGAGTCAGTGCCAGCCCGGCCAGTTCCATTTTCGACATGCCACGGGTGTTGACGCCGCGCCGCTCCATGGTGGCGCGGGCCATTTCCATCAGCGTCATGCCGCGGAATTCGCGGGCGTTGCCGTCCATGGGGTGCTGCGCCGGGGCGTAGCGGTGCATCAGAGCGGCCGTCACCGCGTCGCGGAACGACAGATCGGTGGCCGAGGGACCGCCCGCTTGGGCGGGCACCGTCTCCGCACCGCGCGTGGTGGGGTTCTGGGCGGCCAAGCGGTCAAGGATGGCACCACGGGCGGCGTCCAGGCTGACGCCGCGGGCGATCAGGTCGCCGCTGAAATCGGCGGGCAGACCATGGCGCTGCGACAGGGTCAAGATATCGGCGGTCCGGCGGCGTTCTTCGGCGCGGACGGCTTCAAACTGCTCCGGGCCGGGGTTGGCGGGCGGGGTGGCGATTGCCTCGGCAGCTGCCGTGGCGGCGAGGGTTTCGGGGTCCATGGGGGTTCCTTTCGGGTTTGCCGCACGATTGGCGGGCGATGGTTGGAGGCGTCCCTGCACGACGCAGGGGGCGAGGCGAGTTTGGGTCGCAGGGTCGGAGCGGATCATCGCGCCGGGATCGGCGGGCATAGCGACGGCGGAAACCTCCATCGGCTCCCAATCGACGGCCCGCCAAAGTTCGCGCTGGCCTTCGATCTTGGTGATTTCATAACGGTGGACCCGGTAGCCGACCGAGACAAAGCGGACCGACTTTTCGAGGATGCGTTGCACCAGATCGGCCACGTCCGCCGCCGCGGTCAGCTGGATGGTGGCCGTGCCTTCGCCGCTTGCGATCCTGGCCGAGCCGGGTACGACGGAGCCCAGAACCGATCCCAGCGACCAACCGTTGTGGCTGTCGAGAAACGGCGCGCCGTCGTTCATCCGGCCCATACGGACCGCATTCGGCGAGACGACGAGTTCTTCGTCGTATTCGACCACATCGGACCAGCCCTCCCAGCGTTGCCGCTGGACGGTGGCGCCGGTGGTCCAGACGATTTCGATGGTGCGGGTTTGCGGATTGACGCTGTCGGCGCGCACCGACGCCGCCCGCCCGATCAGGGGCAGGGTAAGGATTTCGGGGTCCATCGGGATCACTCCTGTTGCGGCGGCGGGGTTGCCTGGCCCGGATCGGCGGGTTGGACGTTTCCGCCCTTCGACACTTTTCTCGGGTCGGAATCGAAAATCAGGCCCAGCGCATCGGTCTCAGCGGCATGGGCCGCCCATTCTTCGATCACCCCACGCGGATCGTAGCCGCGCTTCGCGATCATCTGTTGCGGCGAGGCAAAGCCCGCCCGGGTTTCCAGAAGATCGGCCTGCACATCCTGCAAGGGATTGATCATCTCAAAACGTGGCGGCGCCCATTCGGCGGGCACTATGGCATCGACCGGGATCTGACCCGCCAATTGGCAGGCCTCGATGAACCAACCCCAGACCGGATCGCAGAACATGGGAATGACCATCTGCCATTGCAGTTGTTCGACCATCCGGCGGAATTCGTTCAGGCCGACCCGGCTGGACGAGAAGTTGTTCTGGCTCAGATCGCCGGTCATCAGCGCATAGGGCACTCGAAAGCCCGCCGCGATCATCTGCATCTGCACCCGGTTCCACTCGGCAATCCCGGCGGTGGAGGCGGGCTGGTTGAACTTGATGTCCTTACCGCCGCGAGCGTAGGCGATGAGACCCGGCTCGAATTGTTCCACCTGATTTCCGTCGCCGTCCTGCACAACGGGGGCGACGGAATTTTGGGTTTCGTCGTCGCCAAAGACGATCCCAACAAGGCAAGCCTCCGTCTTTTTGCGGACGAGTTCGGCCTGCTGCCAGTCGCCCAGATCGCGCAGCGCCAGCATGGCGGGCGAAGCCCAGGGCACGCCTCGGTTCTGCACCCGCTGACGCTCGAACATGTGCAGGACGCAGTCGGCCCCGATCCGTTCAGATTGAAACCGCGCCCGAAACACCATCCGGTTGCCGCCCGGGTGCTCGGGGAACATCCAGTAGCCGGTGCGCCGCCCGGCGGCGTCGTATTCAAGCCCTTGGTCGGTATATCCGCCAGATGGGGTCATCATCACCCGCGAGGAATCGAGGTGGTCGATCTCTCGCAGCTGCAACTTCAATGGCACCGCAGCCGACCGATCGGTGATCTTGAGGCCGAGGATATCCCCGGCCTCAATCATTTCGCGGACGGCCAGGTTTTGCAGGCCGTAGAAGTCGGTCAGACCATAGAAATCGCAATTCCGCGCGAAGGCGGTCCAGAGCTTGTCCACCTTGCGGTTGAGCGCCCGGTTTCCGGACGCCGCACGGGGGCGGATGCCGGGGCCGACGATATTATTGACCAGCACCTGCACCGCCTGCGCGGCAAGGGCATTGTTCCGCACCAGTTCTCGCGACCGCGACCGGAGCGGTCCCGAGGCCGCAGCGATTTCGGCGTCGGCCGAGGCGTTGGTCGAAGACCAGTTGCCGGTGGTCCGCCCTGTCTTGCCGCCTTCATAGCCGCGCCGCAGATTGGCGATAGCCACCCTTGCCGCATAGCGCCGCGCGGCCGAGGCCGGCGAAACCGCCGCCAGCGCGCGGTCCATAATGCCCCAAGGCACGCCGGGGGCAGACGAGGGCGGGCGCCGATCCATCATCCCCTCCGGAAGGTTGCAAAGCGCCCAACGGGCGCGGGTTGGCCTGCGGCCGCTGCCGCCAGATCGGCTTCGACCACGCGGATGCGGCGGAGCAGATCATCGCCGCTTGGATAGCGCACCTCGCGCCCGTCGGGCATTCGGACGAGCAGCGTGCCGGTGGCATAGGCCTCCTTCAAGGCGTCGAGATCGGCTTGCGTCCATGCCATCCTAGAACCGCTTTCCGCGCCTTGGGCCCATCCATCCGGACGGCTTCGGCGCCTGTTGCGTGCTGCGCGGCGGGGCCGCATTGGGCCGACCCGCCAATTCAATTTCTTCCACCCCCGGCTTGGGCGTCGGATCAAGCTGCAATTCCATCTGTTCCCAGCGCGGCTCGTCCCAGCGGTCAAGACCCATCAGCCAGGCGGCCGCACGGGCATAGACCCGGTTGTCGAGCGCCTCGTTCCGGTCCCTGATTTTCTGCCATTCCAGCTTTGGAAAGCCGTGCCGGGTCTTGATCGTTACCAACTGCTCGGCCGTCAGCTGGCGCACCCATTCCGAGGTAATCCCGCGCGGGATGTGGACGAAGCCGGACGGCCAGGCACCACCTGCCGCCACCTCTTCGTCCGTTGGCGGTGCCAGTCGCAGGTAGCGGTAGGTCTCAGATTTGAAGACCGAAACCGCCACTTTCCAAAGCTGGACGCCGCGGCGGATTTTATGGCCGCGCTCGGTGACCTCGACAAATGTCGGCCCATCGACCGGGCTGGACCGGTCAAACCCGCCTACGCCCTTGACCGCGATCACCTGACCTCTGCCTTGCGCCCGCACCCAGGAATAGACGGCGTCGGTCGTCACCCCGTCACCAGTGTCGATCGCCAGGCGCGCGAGGCCCATCCGTTGGCCGCCAGCATGTGGCCACGTCTGGCTCAGGATCGCCGTCACCTGATCCCAGGTCGCGGGATTGGCGATTTCACCCTCGACGACGATATGATCGACGAGCCACGACCGCAGATTGCGGCCCCAGCCCCAGACATCGACCTCGATCCGCCCCTCGCGCTGGACATCCGCCCCGGCGGTCAGAACCAGAACACCCTCCGGCACTTGTCCCAACTGCCATGGCTCGCGCCGCTCATAGACCCTCTGCCAATCCGGTGCCTCGCCGCGCTCCTGCCACGTCTCCCCCAGAACCGTGTTTTTCAGCGTCTTCAGGGCGGCATCATTGCCTTGGGCGGCCTCCCAACCCCGGGCAATTTCCTCCCAGGACAACCAGCCGAGCGGCGAATAGAGCCCGGAAATGTGGAAGCCCACGATCCCCGCCGCTTTCGCCGTCATCACTTGTTCGGGCGATGCCGTCGGCATCCAGTCGGCCCCGTTGGCCTCGGCCATCATCCACGGCTTGTGGCGTTCCTCGATTGGTTCGTCGCAAGCCTCGCAGACATAGTGGGTGCGGTCGGGAAGGCCTTTCGGCCAATGCAGCCTCTCAAATTTCAGCCATTGCAGGGTGCCGCAATGCGGGCAGGGGACGTGATAGCGCTGCTGATCGGACGCCTCATACTCCCTTTCGATGCGGCTCACTCCTTTGATGGTCGGCGTAGAGGCCAGAAATAGTTTTGAGCGGTGGCCGAAGCTGATGGTCCGTGCTTCGGCCAGGGCAATCGGATCACCCTCGCCGTCGACATCGCCCGGATAGGCGTCGACCTCGTCCAGAAACACCCAGCGCGCGGGCATCGACCGCAGGCCGACGGCGGAATTGGCGCCGGTCAGGATCAACTGGCCGCCGGGAAAGCGCTTTCCCAAAACCGTGTTCCCAGCGTCTCGCGACCGCGACGGCAAGACCAGCGCGCGCAGATCCGGGCTTTCCTCAATCAGCGGGTCAATCCGCTGCTGCGACAGGCGTTTGGCCAGATCGACAGTCGGCTGCACCGCCAGAAACGGACCCGGCGCCCGGTGCATGCAGAACCCGATCCAGTTGTTTCCGGCCTCGGTGGCACCAACCTGCGCCGCCTTCATGAACACCACGCGCTGCGCCGGGTTGCGGGGCGACAGGGCGTCCATCACGGCTTTCATGTAGGGCGTCCGCGCAGTGCGATAGGGCCCGGCCTCCGACGCCGCTCGCGACGACAAGACGCGATGCCGGTCGGCCCATTGCGAAACGGTCAGCGAAGGATCAGGGGCGAGCCCCGCCATCCAAGCGCGCCGGACCTCTTCGGCGCCATCGAAGGTTTCAACGGAGCTCAATCTTGACCTCCGCCATATCCGTCAGATGCGCACGCAGATACATGTCCAAAACCTGCTCCATACGATGGGCATCGACGCCCAGTTCTGCTGCCATGTTGGCCGCCACCCGAGGTGGCCAGTTCAGCCAGGCATCGCGCTCGCGCCGGGCCAGATCGAACACCATCGCCGTGGCCCGGGCCCGGTCGATCACCTCGGCCTTCATCTTTTCCAGCCGGACCTTGGCGGTCTGGGCTTTCAGAACTTCATTGGCCATCCGGGCGCGAAGGAATGACACTTCACCGCCGGTCGCTTCGCCCGGGCCGGGTTCGGTTCCGGCATCGCGCAAGGTGTCTGCCACGGCTTTCAGCGCCGCTTGGGGCACTGGCTTGGTGGCCGCCGCCGCCCTGGTCGTTCCTGCCGCCGTCTCAAGTGCCATCAGGCGGGCCTGTTGGCCGCGCTGTTTTGCCGGATCGGTCTGGGCACCCCATTCGGAATCCGCCGTTGCCGGATCAATCGTGCCGTCCGGCAGCGTGGTGATCCGCCCGGTTGCAATGGCTTTGCGCACCGCCGCCTCGGAGACGCCGCGCTGCGCGGCATAGCTTCGCCGGGACACTCCCATTCTGACCGAAACCTCATTTATTCAGTGACTTAGGAGTTGCTCTCTTTTGGTCTCGTGCGCTGTCTGCACCCATCGCAACGCAACGGAGGCCCCCATGAAACCCCTGACGACCCACGAAGAATTCTGCCTGAAGAACGCCGCCCACTTTGTCGCCGCCCGCGGCCGGACGCCCTCCACCCGCACCCGGCAGCAATTCGCTACCTTGCCCGAGGCGCAGGCCTTTGGGGCCAGCATCGGCGACGGCCGCACCATGATCTACGCGGTCACCTCCCTCGGCCATTCGGCCCACATCATCAACGCTTGAAGGACGAAGCCCATGAAAACCAAATCCCTCACCGCCGCGCAGATCGACACGCTCGCCCAGCACCTTTGCGAGGCGCCGATCGTGCCCAGCGCCAGCGCCAAGAAGGCGGGCGACAATCTGGCGCAACTCTTGGTCGCCGGGATCGGCGAAGAGCGCGCAGCCCTCACTTTCACCTCGATCATGACGGCCGACACCTTCGATCAGGCGGAGGCGCGGCTGATCTTGGTCCTGAAATACGGCAACACCGATGCGGCTATCGTCGCCACCCCGGCGGTTGCCGAAGAACCGAAGGCCGTAAATGCCCCGGTGATCGGCAAGCGCCAAGCCATCTTAGATCAGGCTCAGACCGGCGCCTTGCCAGAGCCGCCAGATTTCTCCAAGCCTACCCACGCCCGGTTCCGCACCAAGCTGGCGCAGATCGTGGCTTTGGCCGAAGCGGGCGACATCGCCGGTTTGCAGGCTTTCGAGATCAACCCGGTCTCGTCCAGCCCGAAAGCCATGGCGCGCTACCGCGACCTTTGCGTTATCGCCATCACCGCCCGCGACCGGGTGGAGGCATGAAGATCACCCGCGAATTCTGCCCCGGCGACCGCTACACCTACGATTTCGGGCTTTGCAGCTACGAGAACGGCTGGGCGCAGGTCGATACGGCCCAAGATGCGTCATACTTCGGCACTTGGGCCAACCCAACCCGCCTGATGATCTTCAGCTATTGCGAGGGCGACACGACCTTGAAGGTGGCCGCGTCGCCCGAGGAGTTCGCCGCAGAGCTGCGGGATATCGATGCTTGGAACCGGGCACACGGCTATGGACCGGCGAGGATCGATCCGGGGTTTAATCCTGCGATGAAGGCAACGTTTGAGGCGATTGGGCTGGCGGATATGCTGCACTAGAAAGCAACCGCTAAGGCAGAAAGGAAAAGCCTTCGCAAAATCCCTTTCTGTTCCTGCAGTTGCGGTTTCCAACACCAAGTGCAATTGAATGCTCTGGTAACCCCTGATCAGAGAGACTGCCATGACCAGCAAGACCCAAGACGGCATAAGCGTCCGAGCAACGCAGCGAGTCAACACGGACGAAACGGTTACGAGCAAGGTAGTTGACATTGGTCCTGGTACGTCCGGCCTTCGGATCGTCGTTGAAGTTGGTGGCGGCAAAGGGTTCAACGTCACCATCACTGTGACCCCAGAGGAAATCACGGCTTGGTTGCCGGAAATCATCGACCAAAGGGTCAGGCAGCGCGTTGCGGACAGTGAAAAGGCAATGCGTGCTTTAGCAGCGCAAGAAGCGCGCACGTTGGGCTTTACGCTACCTTACCTTCCGGGCCTCTTGGAAAAAGGGCGATAAGCATAGACATTCGATGGTGGCGTTCCCGTCGCAGCTGGACCCTCTAGCGCTAGGGCCGCGGCAAGGGCGCAACATTCCAGAACAACACCTGCCCAGAGCCCCGCATCGCAACGCACAACTCCCACGCCTTCGCGTCGTAATGCGGGTCTGCCGGGAAGGGCGCTCCCATGATCGCCGCTTGCCCAAACGCCCGCGGATAAACGTGGATGTGGGCTCCGGTGACATCCTTCGGCACCAGTTCCCGCCCGATTTGCACGACGTGCCGCCGGGCTTTCGGCCAAGCCAGCGCTAAACCGCGCGCCAGCACGCCAGAACCTGCGGCGCACCAAACCTCGTCCGGCTCAAGACCGGTCAACCGAGCCGCCGCAGCGATTGCATCGATGCCACCAGGGATGTCTGCTCCAAAAGGGATCAGCGATGCTCCGGTGTCGCGGCAGTATTGCTTCGCTCGGCTTTGCACGACGGTGAGATAGCCGGGCGACACCGGCACGACCTTGGCGCCGAGGCGCGCGGCTTCTAGAGTTCGGGCATGTGGTTTGGTGCGTTGAGCCACGAAGATCGTCGCCTTCTTGCCCAGTGCCCGGGCGACATGGGCCAAGGCGGTCTGGGCGCCACCCTCAGGCGGGCTGGCGTAGACGGCTTCCTGCACACCATCGAACACCTTGCCGATGAACCGGGCTTTGGTGCCGCCGGGGTGCAGGTCATCGCGGACCACCCAGATCCCGGAATAGGTTTGAACAATGGGCGCGGTCATTCTTGCGGTGCCTCGTCGGTGGTGCCGTCGGTCTCGTCAATCTCACCGAATTCCACCTGCCCGATCGCCTCGGTGGCCCGCTTTGGGTCGCCCTTGCAGAAGACAAGCACATTCTGATGGGTGCGGCCCAGTTTCCGCGAGGCTTCGAATTGTCGCCCGGCGCGGATTGGAAGCGACCCGACGGCTGTGACGAGGATCGCATCGTTGTAGAACCGGGCACCTGCGGCCTCGAAGGCCTCCACCGTTTTGCCGGGTAAGTTCACGAGGAAACCGCCCGCGTCCCGCACATCGCCTATCACCCAGACGGCGAAGCGATCGTTGCGCAGACGGGATACCGCCCCGGCGATGATCTGGGTGTAGGCGTCGAAGAAGGCGTCCTTGCCCAGAGTGGAAAGGTCGGCCGGGTCGTCGGAATAGACCTCAAGATTCCAGTAAGGCGGGCAACTGAAGATCAGGTCGGCATCCACAGACTTCGCCAGCGTGGCGATGTCGCGACTGTCGCCGGTGATCCATTGCGGGGCGGGGCCCGAGCCCAGCGCGGCCTGGGCCCGATTGGCGGCGACCTGTTCGGCGCGGAGTTCGATGCCGACGTAGTCACGGCCCAGTTGGGACGCGACAATACCGCGCACGGAACCGCCCGCGAAGGGATCGAGGACCGTGCCGCCTTGGGGGCAGAACCACCGATAGGCGATTTCGCAAAGGACCGGATCGAAGATCGATGTGCCGGAGGCCGTGGCTGCGTCAGAGGCTTGGTAATGATCGGCAAGGAAAGTTTCGGTGGTCAATTCGTGACCCAGTTCGGCCTCTTTGGCGCGCTTTTTGGCGTAGAAGCTCGGATCGCCCGACGAATGCGATGGCATCAAGACGCCGCCATTGGTCTTTTCGCCGCCGACCACATGCTCGCCGCGCATCAGGTCCTGGCCGAAAGTGCGGGCGGGAGACTTAACCATGAGCGGCCTCCTTTTTTTGGCGGCGGGCGGTTGCGGCTTTGGCGACCTGATCGGCCAGACCGCCACCGCCGAGGACCGCGCCGTCGTTGAAAGCCTTTGCCGCGCCGGGCTTGTAACCCTTGCGCGAGCCATTGCCGGGCATAGGGCTGCCGCCTGGGCAGGCGCGATCACCCTCGCCACGGCCAAGTTCGGAACGGATGCCGATGTCCAGCCAGGCGCGCTTGCGATCCTGCCACCAGCCTTTGCGGGCATCGAGGATTGAGAAGGGCGGGATGCCAAAGCGGGCGGCCAGACTGCCGGACGACGAAGCGCTTGGTGGGGCGTCACCTTCGCCAGCCCCACCGCCCTGACCGTCGCCGCCCAGCGCACCCGCATCGCCAAATTCAAACCCCGCCAGCAATTCCTCCAGTTCAGCTTCGTCAAAGCCGATCATGTCCAGATCGAAGTTTTCGTCGCGCAGCGCCGCCAGTTCCGAGGCCAGCAACGCGTTGTCCCATCCGGCGTTCTCGGCAATTCGGTTGTCGGCCAAGATCAGGGCCCGGCGCTGGGCCTCGGACAAATGGTCCAGGATGATCACCGGCACTTCGGTCAGGCCGAGGCTCTGCGCCGCCAGAAGCCGCCCGTGCCCGGCGATGATAACGTCGTCCTCGCCGATCAGGATCGGATTGGTGAAACCAAACTCCGCCATCGAGGCCGCAATCTGCGCCACTTGATCTGCGGAATGGGTGCGGGCATTGCGGATGTAGGGCACCAGCCGGACGGTTTGCATCATGTCGATCTGCAAGGGGCGATCTCCTGAAAGGAAAAGGCCCGGTGACAAACACCGGGCCAGTTGAGACGGCAGGGAGGCGGGCGGAAGCGGCGGGTTGCGAAGTGCGTGCGTACCTGCGAACCCAATAGTGCGAACCCAGGGCGCGAACCCAGAAAAAATGTGTGACGCTAGAGGCTTAGCGCGCACTTGCCCCCCGCATACGCTGGGTTCCGGGGTGGAACCAAAGGGGGGAGGGGGTGGGCGTTGGCCCGGCGCGCCCGATCCTCGGAGGCCGATGCCGAGCGGTCGATCCCGCTGCATGCACCCCTCGCCGAGGATATCCAATTTCTACGCCGGGATGCCCGAAAATGTCTCGCACGATGTTCGGCGAGTTTGTGGGCTGGTGTGGGGATATGACCGCCCATGTGGTGTCAGCGTCCCGCGACCGAATTGGAGGGCACGCGCTTTTTCGGTTGCTCTTTCAAGTGGTTGCGGACGGTCAAGATTGCCGCCACCCACCGCCGCCACGCTGTTTGGCGCACGCATCCGATTTTTATGCAGACCTGCCGCCACCGCTGACCCTCGGCCCGATACCAAATCAGTTTGGCATCGTCGGGCGACAGCCACCGCAGCCAGTCGATGCATTCCTCCATCGCCTGGATATCGGCGGCGGTCGGGATGATCCGGATGCGGAAGCTGTCGTAGCCATAGGCGTGCTGGGCCTCGTGGATGTATTCGGGCCAACTCTGGCCATACCCCTTCGGCCCCGATCCATTCGGGTTGGGCAGGCGCCGCAGGGTAAGCGCCGCCTCCTCGAAGCGGTCCTCGATCTCGCGTGGGGACAGGTCGATGGAGAACGCCTTCATTTTGCACTCCCTTTCGCCTTGCGCTCTCGGGCGCGCAGCCAGGCATTGACTGCGGTGGCGCGGTAAAGCACCCGGCGGCCCACGCGGATCGAGGGCGGCCCATCGCCCTCGGTTTCCCAACGGCGCAGGGTTTCGACCGAAAGGCCCAGCTTTTGCGCCAGGTCTTGGCGGGACACCATCCCATCCAGCAGATCAGCGGCTGCCATCGTCATTCCCCCTTTTTCATGGATTTGCTCGCCCTCAGCGCACACCCCTAAGCCGAAGGCGTTCGGCGGTGACCAAGCCCATCCCAAGCATGGCATCGCGGATCGAATTGCTGATTGACGACGTCGGCAGATATCCGTCGCCATTCACGATTTTGGCGTAAAAGGCCGCCAATTCCTCGGTGCTGGGCCGAACCGTCAAGCCGCTCGATTTTGGCCGCGTGGCCGAGGGGCCGCCGCAGCTGCGTTCGGTGGCTTTCGCCGCTCGATCCAGCATTTGCCGGTGGGCCCGCGCCATCGGCGCGTCCAGCGCCTTCGGCCCATCCGGTGGTTCGGGTTTGGCTCGGCGGGTCAACCGTGCGATTTCGATGATCCTGGCGTGCCCGAACCCGAAATCGGCCATCCATCGCCGGACGTGCTGCCTTGCATGCCAGCCTTGCCACCAGCCGGGCAATTGCCCGTCCGGATCGTGCCCGATTGCTCTCAGCAATTCTTCGAAAAAGGCCTCGAAGGCCTGATCTTCGCTCGGCGAAACCCCGGCGCCGGAGTCGGGCGGAGGCTTGGCGACGGACTCACAGGCAGGTGCTTGCGCACGCACACCCTCCTCCTCCTTCTTTCTATTTACAGGGTTTATATTCGAGTCCGGATTCCAGACTCGGCTTTTTCCGGAACCGTGTCCGGTTTCCAGACGCGGCTCGTCGGAAAACTCACCCTTCTCGGGCTCAAAGCCGTGTCCGGTTTCCGGACTCGGATCGGCGTCCAGCTGGCGCCCGAAATCCTTCTCGAAAGCGAGCAGATACCGCGTCCGCAATTGCCGCTTGGTCTGCGGGTCAACCCGTCGCAGCCGCTGGATCAGGCCCAAATCCTCCAACTCGGCGAGGTGGACGTTCAATTGCGACCGCGAAACCTCGGCGTCGTAGGCAAGCTGATCCTGGCTGGGAAAGCACCCGATATCCGGATTGTGCCGGTCGCAAAGATGCCAAAGGACGAGCTTGGTTGCGGGCTTCAACCCGCGCTGCAAGATCGCCCAATTCGTGCCTCTATGGCTCATATGCCGCCCCCGTCGCCCTTACTTCCCAGGCAGCGCCGCGGCGCCGCCAATTCGTCTTGCAGGGCAAGGATCGCCACTTGCTGCGCGGGCCAGCGCCCCGGGGCAGCGCGGCCCTTCGCCGGAATGCGGTTTCGATCCGATCAAGGCGGGCGTTGATCCGGCGGAGGCGCGCGCGGATCGCCACGCCCGCGTTGATCCCCAAAGTCCCGCCGTCTTCGCCCGGATGGTAGTGAGCGGACGGAATCATACGCTGGCCCTCAGAAAGGGCGCGACGGTGCCCGCAGACATCCTTCGGACAGGTTGAAGCTGCCAGGAGACGAGCGCTGAGTGTCACTGCGGCCCCTCGGTGGGGGCCGCGCCAGCCCGAAGGACCGGCTTCCAATTGAACGCGGATAGCGGGCATTCCAGCCCACGCTCGCTCGCAAGGCGCAAAACCGATGGATACCAACTTGACGGAAAAATGCCGGTTGTCTTTGCATAGCGGATCGAGTGAACGCTCACTCCGATCAAACTTGCCAAGGCACCTTGTCCTACTTCGCGGACGATCTGATGGACGAACGGGCGATTCATGGAGCTACGATTGCTAAGTTTATTAGCTATCGTCAAGACAATTAAAACCTGTTGCGCTAAGATACTTAGCAGATCAGGTTCCCGTCATGAGCGATCCTGACCGTCCTTACGCCGATATCGCGGCACGTCTGAAGTGGCACCGAGACTTAGAGGGGCTCACGCAGGACGACTACGCCGCCAAGATCGGGATGAAGCGTCCCCGCTATTCCTTGTGGGAAGCGGGCACGCACAGGCTTTCGCTTGATGGGGCGCTGGCCTTGCGCCGCAGGTTCGGATTGTCGCTGGATTTCATGTACGAAGGCATCGACGACGCGTTGCCCATGACTTTGCGCAACGCCTGGCGCGACAAGCCCTGAGTAAGGGCTTCCAAAAAATCTACTGTGAAACCTGATTCGTCTGCGCCCGCCCGCAGGATGTCTATTCGGTCACGCATGTTCCTGTTCCGTTCTACTTTAGCGAGCATGTCGAAAGGCAGGACTGCGGTCAATGACAATGGGGAGTGCCAAGAAATTTAGCGTTACGGTCTTGCAATGCTAAGAAAGTTAGCGCAGCATCGCCCAAAGCACTTGTGCGAAGGACGAGCCCCATGGATCACACGACCACGACCACGACCACCCCGCATCCCGCGCAGGCCGTTGCCGCCCTCCTTGCCTTGCCGCGCGGGGAACAAATCCCGGCGACCTTGCGCCTTTGCCTGGAATGCGGCGGCACCTTGATCCGACCGGGGCAGGGCACTCATCTTTTCGAGATCACGATTTTGGGCATCCACGCGCGGGGCGAGGATTTGCCCGCGGCGGCTCGGAATTGGTTAACGGTCGGGCGCAATCAGCACCCAGCCGACCCGGAGGCGACCCCGGACTGGCCCGGCGAAACCCTTTCGGAATACGCCCGCGCCCTTGCCATCCTTGCCCGCCCGGAGGGCTGGCGCGACGATAAATTGCGCGCGGCCTGCCATTCGATCTTGCGGCTTTCCGGCGATTGGATGACCTCCGACCGCGCCCGGCAGATGCTGCACCAGCTTGACCGCGACGCGGCTTTGCGGGGGCAGGCATGATCGCCAAACCCACCCAAGGCGAAATTCGCGCAAGGCTGCAATGGGCGGCGCTTCATGCCCGCGCCGCGCAAGAGCGCCGCGCCGCCGCCGCGCGACGGATTGCCCATTGCGCCTTGGTCATCGCGGCGGGCGCGGCCGTGGGGATCATCTTGGCAAGGGCCCCGGCCAATTGCGCCGCGACGATTTTGCAGGCCGAGGAACAGGCGGGGCAGAAATGGTGAAACCCCGCCGCCTTTCGTGCAAGCACCCAGCTTTCACCCGCCACGCCGATCACCAGCGCCTTTGGGCCTTGGTGGAGGGGGCGGTGATCGACGCCTTTCGCAACCATCCGGATTATTTGACCGACCGCGGCGCACAGCTTGCGGCGGGCAGCATCACCAAGCGCGTGGTCGGCCAATTGGTCGGCCACGCCCAACAGACCCTTGCGGGTGGTCGCCTCGGCGGCTGTCGGCCAGACAGCGGCACTAGAACCGCCAGCGGCTGCCCTCCCGTGTCCTGCGGAGAGGGCCAAGCGGGGCGCGCGCATCTTCCAGCGCGCCCCGCCGAGGCCGATCCGCCTGCACCATTCGCCACTTTCTTTTGCCCCTTGGACACGGAGGGTTCGGCATGAACCAAGCCTTGCGACCCGCAGGAATCCGATCAACCGATATCGAAAAATCGGTCCGCGCCGTCCTTCAAGGCGGCGCGCAGGTCCATCGAGTCACGGTCAATATCGCAGAGGGCAAGATCGTGATCGACACGACAGCCGATCCCGACGGCCCGCGCAGCTTTGACGCCTTGGATTTCAAGAAATGAAGCGCGCCGATCTACCGCACCTCCGCAAGAAGCACGCCAAGGGCAAGGACTATTGGTATTTCGAGCGCATGGGCGAACGGATCGCCCTGCCGCCGCCCGACGCCCCGGATTTTCTTGAGCAATATCAAATCGCCAAGCGCGGCCACAAACCCGCTTTGCCGCAGGGCCGGACTTTCAAGAGATTGATCTCGGAATACCGCGCCGGGCCGCGCTGGACGCGCTTGGCCCCCCGCACCCGCAAGGATTACGAAAAGGTGCTGGAATGGGCCGAAGCCACTGTCGGCGAATTTTCCCCGCATCGCATGGAGCGGCGGCACGTCATCCGCGCCCAGGCCGAAAACGCAGAGCGCATGCGCTTTGCCAATTACATCGTGCAGGTCATGTCGGTGCTTTTCGAGCAGGCGATCGATCTGGGCTGGATCACCCACAACCCCGCCAAGGGAATCCGCCTGCTGAAATCCGAAGGCGAGGATCTGCACAAGCCGTGGCCGGTCGATCTGGTCGAGGCCTACACCCTTGCCGCGCCATTCGGATCGCCCGCCCGAACGACGCTTGAGCTTGCCATCGGCACCGGCCAGCGCATTGGCGATTTGTTGAAGATGCGCTGGGATTGGATCGAAAGCGACGGGATCGCTTTGCGGCAGGGCAAGACCAAGACCGCGCTTTGGATTCCTTTCACCCCGCGCTTGAAGGACTATCTGGACAGCCTGCCGCGCAAGGCTTTGACGATCATAGCCGGGGCCGACGGCCGCCCGATGCAATATTTCGCGGCGGCAAAGGCGGTGATGGCGATCCGCAAGAAGGTCGGGGCCGAGGCCTATACGATCCACGGCTGGCGCTACACCGCCGCCGCCGAACTTGCCGCAGCCGGGGCATCCGACGAGGAAGTGCAAGCGATCACCGGCCACAAAAGCCGCGCGATGGTGATCAAATACGCGGGCGCCCAACGCCAACGCGCCCACGCCACATCCGGGCAGGCCAAGCGGGAGCCAAAGGCATGACCGCGCCGCTTTGGTGGACCGCCTGCATCGATTGCCGCCGCAAGAACGGCGAGGACCACGCGCCCACTTGCCCGCAGGAGGAGCAAGTATCGCGCTTTGATACCTGCCAATTCGTCCCGGCGCACCCGCGCCAGGAAGCCCGAACGACGCCGGGGCCGCTGTCGCCCGCGTCCCCGCAATCCGGCCCCGAGCGGGCGGATACAACCCCAACTCATGGAGACTGAAATGCTTGGATTCCTGAAAGAGAAGATCGCCGGGGGCGCAAAGCGCCTGAACGGCCGCGCCGATTTGCTGGAAGCTGCCTGCGCGGCCTGCGTTCTGGTCGGCGCGGCCGACGGCAATCTTGACGATGACGAGGCAGGGGTGGCTTTGGATCGGCTGCTGAATCACGAGGCCCTTTCGAAGGCTTTCACCAGCAGCCAGATCGAATCCGCTTTCGACAAGCAGGCCAAGCGCGCGAAGGCCGGGATTTCCGGCCGGGTGGGCTTGAAGCGCGAGGTCGAAGAAGCACGGGCCAAATCCACCGCCGAGGATCTGGAAACGGTCTTTGTGATCGCCATCGACGTGGCCGGGGCCGACGGCAGCATCGGCGACAAGGAAATGAAGGCCTTGCGCGATTTGGGCACCAGCCTGGGCGGCCTTTCCCCCGACCGCTACCTGAACTGAGGGGCCAGCGATGCTCAAGAATCTCGGGAACTGGCTGGTCATCGGCGGCATGGGCTGCGTCGCCCTAATGGCCGTCGCAAACAGCATCACCGATCTGGTCCTCGGCGCAATCATGGTCGGCCTGATCTATGCCGGCGCGAAATTGAACCAGATCCCTTGACCGAACCGGGAGGCGGGTTGTGATCCCCCGCCTCCTGCCATTCTCCGCAGACAGGAGCCGCGATTGGACGTCCAACGCCCCCAGAAGATCACCCCCGACCGCGTGGCTGCTTTGGCCGAAACCCACGATGACGACGAAATCGCCTCGATCCTCGGAATCTCGGAAAACTATGTCCGTTTGATGCTTACGGCATCCACCGCGACCCGCCGCCGGTGGCATATCCGCTGCAATCGCACCGGCCGCCGCATTGAGGCGCGCAGCCAGCGCGGAGCCTATCGGATGGCCTGCCTGCTGGGCCTGACCGATTGGGATTGGTGGCCTGAAGGCACCCAAGAGTGCCAAGCATGACCAAAGCGCAGGATATCAACCACATCGGCGGGGCTGTGGCGATTGCCACTTCCGCTGGATCGTCGCCTATCAGCCGATGCCGGTGGATAAATTCGTGACCATCCATGCGCCGCCCGCTGCCCGAAATGTGCGTCGGCCAAGGTCTTTGTCGCCTTGATCTCGGAATAGCGGATGCGGTTCCTGTCCGTCTGATCGCGGAGGGCCGTTTTCTGCCGCTGTTGCGCGGCGGGCCGAATTTGACCGAACAACGATCCGCCTGCAGGAAGAAGATCGTAAACCTTTCCGAGGTATCCTATGAAGGTCACAATGTGATTTGAAAGGCGGGGTCGAAGTGGTGCGGAGGAGATCATTTTGGTTGGGTCTTGCCGTAGCATCGACGACTTTTGCGGCCGTGCAGTTCTTGGCCGCAACCTTCGGCCAAGGATCAGGCTATGTGGCCGCCTTCGCCCTAATCGTCGCCGCTGCCCTCTTGCTGCTGGGGCGCAGTCAAAAATGACGTCTGTTCCGGGATCTCTTTGACGTCGTAAACTTTGACAACCGTTCGGGCCTTGATCACCCACGCCTCCCCTTGCTTTTCTTCTTCGATCCGCATGTCGGCAGTGAGATGGACACCCTCGACCATTTGAACCTTCGTCTTGCCTGAAAGCAGTTTCTCGACAAACTCCTTGTCGGCAACTTTCGCGCCAAACTCCAACCCTGCAATGGAAAATCTCCATGCTTTGTTGTCGCCAAGAAGCCTAGGTTGAACCAGAAGCAGATCAACGCGGTCAATGTGATCCCGGCTCGTAGCTTCTATATCGGTAGGCGGTTCTTTTGAACGCGTGAGAAACTGCTCGCGCGGAACGATATCCTCTGGAATCTTGTCATGGCCCACCGCGATTCCGACGCCCGCGATCGCTTGGTCGCGTTGAATTTCGGCAAAGAACTTTCGGATGTGCCCCTGGCCGACCGCGTTGCGGGAAGCCCCGTCCAGAATCTTGGTGATCTGCGCCTTTTCTTGCGCTGTGGAAGGAATGATTGCGGCCGCGCCCGGCGTCCCTTCATCCGAGGCCGCTTCCTGCTGTTGTTCGAAGATTGACGCTGCCTCTGCGTCAACGAGGTCCAATATCTTGTCCCAATAGTGCCCGGCGGTGGCTTGAAGAATCCAGATGGTCGCGCCCCCGATAACCGCCTTCAGGACCAGCTTTCGGTCAGCTTCGGCTTGCGGATCGGCGGCGGGGCGAGAGCCGAAGATCAGCCGGAAAATCGTATTGAGCTTCAGGCTGCCTTCTTGTCCGTCCTGGAGCGCTATTTGCACTTGGAGAGTAGGATCAGCGAATGCCGCCAGTTCGCGGATTGCCGCGATAAGTTCGATCGATGCGCGGGACACGATTTCCCAGTCTGCGAACTTTCCTTCTTCAAGCTTCAAGTAGATGCAGACTGGAACTTCTTCGCCAACGACCAATGCAACCCCCTCGATCTTCCAAATATTCTAAACGCAAGGTTGCACAATCCTGGCGGGCAGAGAAGGGGACGCGAGGCTTCAAAATCATGATTCCCAAGAACAAAACAGCAATTGGGAAAGCCCAACTTCGCCGTCGACAGCGAACTTCAGCTGATTAGGGCTTCTTGGCGCGCCGCTAGGGGCAGTAGCGACCTTCGGAACTTGATCGAGCTATTGCCCCACGATCAAGTCGTTGCAGAGAAGACCTCGACATAAGATCGGATTCGGATGGTCGTCTTAAGGATGCCGGTCCGAAGCTTATTGATGTAGCCCTCCTTTTCCTTCTTCGAGGTAGGAAGGCCGAGTCGGTTTCGAAGTCCGCAGTGACCCGGATTCGCTGGTTCGCCGTCGGGCTTGGCTTGTTCCGGTTCTGGTGTGACGCAAAGCGGGTTGCGCCCGATCGAGTCAACCAAGGCATGAAGAATCCCGCAGTTATATTCCGCAAACTTAATCTCTTCGCGCTTCAATCGCACACGGGCGTCGCCGGACTGCCAGCGATTGACGCGCCAGTCAACGCTTGACTGGCACATCATGTGGGTAAGATCGACGCTGCAATATCGCGGAAGGCCGTCTTCATCATCGTCAGGTCGAAGATCTCGCGTGTCGAATGCTGAACTCTTCAGCTCGTTAGTGTGTTCGTCAAAATCGAAGGAATGCCAAACGAGGCGATAAATATTGAGATGGTCCTCGATCAATCGTGGCCAGCCTCCCCGCCGAGAAGAACCTCAATGAAGGGCTTCGGCAAAGACCCGGCAATCGGAAGGTCACCATCTTCCGCGCTGCGATTGCCGCATTCGACATAGAAGGCAAAAGTGCCGTCGCCGCTGATCGACATGCTCCCGAACAGGCCTTCGCGGCCACCCCAGGACATGACGATTTCACCGCCAGCGTCCACGCCCAGCGCAGGGGCGACCGGGCGGGATGACGTCGCAAAAGCCGTGGCCATGGCAGAAAGGATCGAAGTGGCATCTTCGATCGCGTCTTTCGAAGGCTTAAGCGATCCAGGGCCTTTCCACCCGTCAAACAGGGTTCGAGCATAGGCAAGATCGGCCGCTGCCGCTCGCCATGCCGGGCCAGCAACTACGATTGCGGGCACCTCCGCAGGCTGATCATCTTCCATCATTTCAATTCCGCTCATGGACCTTACGGACAAGGATTCCGTGGCAGAGGTTAAGGAAAACTGACCTTTCAGAACTTTGCGCTGCGACTTGATTTTGAAAATGCTTTTCACAGCGGTGACCCGGCCAGAATCGGTGCCACCGCGCTTGACCAGATCAAAGGCCCCATTAAGGATTCGTTGCTTCGTCGCGCTGAACGACCGCGTTTCTTCGACAATTTCCGCAAGGGCCATGATCAAAGTCCTATTTTTGATTGAGCTTCCGCGCTCAAGACGCCGACAAGCGTAGCCTTCGAAAGGGTGTGCATTTTTTCAAGCAAAGGGGCGATATTTGTCAGCGAAATGGACCCGTCAGCGCCCCGACGTTCGATCTTGGTCATGATCTGGACCGTTCGTATCGGCTTGTTGTCCAAGGTCTGCCCATCCACGGCGTCAAGGTTCTGATTAACAAGGAATCGTTCCCCATCCTGCTCGCCAAACCAGCCCCGATGAAGGTGCCAAAGTTCCTTCCCCGACTTCGCCGGATCGCCGAGAATTTGCACGAGTGTCGCATCAAGTAGATCGCCGGGCCGCCCGTCTTCCATTTCGCCCTCGAAGATAAAGCGGTCGAAATACTCCAAGGAAACGACTTGGGCGTCCGACACCGCATCAAGAGCGTCAAGGGATTTTCCTGCAAGCTTGAGAAAGTGGTCCATGAACAGCGCCCAGCGCACATAGTTGGACGTTTCGTATTGGATGCCGGACTGATCCACCTGAAGCGCCTCCGTGCCAGCGCCGGGCTCGGCAGCGTTCGTGATCTGCCACGCCACCATCTTTCGGCCGGTAAGCTTCGGACCGTCGGGGCCAATCCCCACGGCGAAATTTTCGGCATTAAGCGCAGCCCGAGGGAAGAGCCCCAATTCCGCTGCCGCTGGATCAGCCGCCTTGCCCGCCGCCTCGACTGTCTTGGAGGAAAGCTCGGGCGCAAAGGCAACGGCGATCCGAGTCCGTTCGATCGCGTGGGCTGTGGCTACGGGAATCCAAGGCACTAAATTGATTTCCTGTTTGGGCTGCGGAATTTTCTTCCACATAGTTATGCACGATTTTGTTCAGGATCAATCGCCAGCAGCGACTCCCTTGCGCGATTTGCGGCGGATTGGAACGGAACGGGACCGAAACGGGAAACGTGAAAACCAAAGTGAAAACCGCCCGGGCAGGCGGCGGCGAAAATCGGCTAACCTATTGATTTTAGTGGTGCCCAGAGCCGGAATCGAACCAGCGACACGCGGATTTTCAATGCTTTTTGGATCGAACTAACCCGGCAGGATCATTGACTGATCTGCGCCGGAAACTGAGGTGCGGCAAAGATGTGGTTCAAGCTGTTTTGCGAAAATTGCACTCAAGCATCTGAAGTTGAACAGTAATTTAAATTGACCTGCATCAAGAACGGTCGATTTTCACCGCGTCCGTTGTCACATGAATACACCATTTTGGTGTATCGCGCACAGCCCAGCACCTGCTTGCCGCACGTGATGGGCTGCCTTCCTCATGCCTTGACTGCCACAGTGTTGTTCGATTTCGCGCCACGCGATCCCATGGCTGCGGCAACTGCTGCGTCCAACTCCCCAGCCTCGACGGCTTGCATCAGCGTCTTGATAACCAGGGGCAGGTCGGCCAGCTTGGCCACTTCCACGGCAGTCTTGCCCGGCTGCAATTGCAGGGGCACCGCGCCATAACGAACACCAAACTGCGCCAAGCCGCCATCCCCAACCGTCCACCATTGCCGCAGTTTGACGGGACGTTGCACGCGATGGCGATGGCCTTCTGCATCGGTCTCCCAAGCCGCTTTGGTGCGCTGATAGGCCATGCCACCCAAGGCCGCTTCAGCCAATTTTAATTGCTCCGTCAGTTGCCCTGCCAGTTTCTTGCGCCGTTCTTGTTCCACGGTGCCCTTCACCTGCTTGGCCAACGCCACGATCTTCAACTTGTCCAACACGCCCATGTTTACCTCCCTCAGCATCGCATATGCCATCAGCATGTGGTCAAGCATCTGATATTCCTAGACGAAAGATGCCGTGATTGCTGTCTTTTCTGCCGTTGCTGCGGCGAACACCATTGAAACATCTTCAGATTCTGAAGATGTTTGCGTCGTTTCTATGCACTGCCGTGCGATGTCGGTTCGACACGACATTGCAGAGCAATTCCCCAAACTGGGACTAGGACGGACTTTTTTTAGATGTCGGACCGTTTCACCGTTTTGCTGATGCGCTCTTTCAGCACCGCAATCATGCCCTGCTGCAGCGCCTTGGTGAAAGCCGGGCTGAACACGCCGAGGTGGCTCTGGGGTTCAATGTAGAAGGAATGTTCAAATACATCCACGTTATGTTCGTCCAAGATCACCCAAAGGCCGATGCCGGTATCCAGCCCGGCGCGACGCCTTTCAATCTCGGGAACGGAAATTGCCCGGTTGGATGAACTTGGAGGCTGGGTGGTAATCGCGCACAGGCGGAGTTCTGTGTTCCCGATTTGGTTTGTGATTGCCAAGACAACTGCACAGGGGCGTGTTTTGCGGCCTTCAGTTTCTCCGCTAGATGCTTGCCGTGCCCAAAGGTAGGGGTAGCGCAGAACGTGCCCTATGCGAGGCGTATCAGTCATGGATTATGCTGTGCTCAAGAGCCGCGACGAGGTCTACCGCATCGCCCAAAGCCATATCGTCAACATGGACAGTTCGGCGTTGATCGGCACTTTTGCTTAACTTGTCGAATTGCTCCACGCTCAGGAGCACGTAGCGTGACTTGCCATGACGTTGGATCTGAACCGGTTCCTGCGCGGCAGCAGCCAAGACGTCGCCGGTGTTGTTGGCAAGTTCAGTTGCGGTGAAGTGGCGCATGGCGTTCTCCTTTTGCATAAATT